ACCGGCATAAGTTACTGAAGAACCTGAAATAGAATTTGCCGTTCCTGCCCCACCTGCTGCACCACCACTACTATCTGTAGGACTATTTGCGCCTACTGCTCCTGCGCCACCACCTCCGGCTGTTCCCCTGTTAGTAAAAGTTCCAGGAAAACCAAAACCAGCACCACCATTATTACCCTGTGAAGGACTTGTGGGTGGAGTGTTTCCAGCACCACCTGCACCACCAGGAGTTCCACCACCACCAGAGCCACCTGCTTTTCCTGCGTGTAATGGAGTACAAGCAGCACTATAACTTGTTCCACCGCCTCCTCCTGCGGTAGAAGTTATAGGAGTAGCCGAACCAAAAACTGTATTATTTCCGTTGTTTGATTGTGTAGTTTGAGCCATTGAAGGTATTCCTGCTCCACCTGCACCAATAGTAACAGGAACACTTGAAGCAGGTAAAGGATGTGGGTTAATAGCTCTATAGCCACCTGCACCACCACCTGCGTAAGCACCACTTCCGCCACCGGCTATCACTAATAAATTACAATCTACAGTTTGTGGTTGAGCCGTAAAACTACCAGAAGAAGTAAAAGAAGTTACAACTGCTGCTTGCGTATCTGATCCTGGCTCATTGTCTGGCCCAATTATTCCTCCATTAGAAACTGCCATGTTATTCTCCTATAATTCTGTCCAACTTAAACCAGAAGCATTCCATTCATAATTAACTTCTGTTCCTTCATTCATTCGGTTGTCTGACCAAGTAGCACCAAGCCACTTAGAATTATCTTCATCCCAAGTAACAAAAACAATTAAACTATTTTCTTCAACATCATTAGGATAAGTCACCGGTGCTTTCCAATCGCCATCTGAATTTAAAGACCAAGAACTATATGGTTTAGGCAAGATAAACATATCTTTATCTGCATCATAACTATATCCTTGACTAGCAAACTGCTTTCTAAAATTATTATTGTATGAGGTTTGTTTCCAAGACGCGCCACCAGAAGTGTGAGGAATGATAGAGGCTACAAAAGTTTCAGCGTTTATATGCTGATCCCCTCCGTTGTTATCTACATCAGAATTTGAGATAACTATAACTTGTAGAACTTCGTTGCTGCTATTTAATTCCGCAAAATGAGCCATAATTAAATACCTCCTTATGCGTCATCTAATATTTCATATGAAATAGTGCAAGTCAAATCACCATTCGCACTAGCGCCACCTTCAATCAAGTCTCCTTCTTCAAGGTACAAACCCCAATTTTTATCAACTAATAACAAAGTTGAATCTGCAGGAACGGCTATTGTATTAGCAATCAAAACAACTGATCCTCCAGACTTAACTATTCCCATAGTGACATTAGCCGCACTACTGCCATCAATATTAGCTATTGCAACCGAATTAATTTTATATAATTTTTCGGAAGCGCAAGTTAATAAATCGGTTGTTAAAGTAGTATTTAATGCAAATTGTGAGACTTTTCCAAGTATCGAAGTTACTGCTACTAGATTTGGATTTGCCATAATATTCTCCTAAGTTTAACCAAAGACTAAAGCCATAGCAATAGCTTTACCTGTTGTCGCTTTTGTATCAAGCTGAGTTTGAATTGCAGATGTGACTCCATCAACATAATTAAGTTCTGTTCCTGTTGCAGTAATAGTAGTACTTGCAATAGATAAAGCATCTGTTTCTAGTGTGCCGTCAATGTCTGCATTACCACTTACATCCAATGAACCTGCATCAAGTTCGCCTGTAAGTGTGATGTTTCTAAAACTTCCAATGTCTTTATTTGAATCAACGACAACCCCTAAACTTGCTGATACTGTTCCTGCTGTTACAGCATCTAAAACATTTAATTCTGCTGCTGTGGTAGTCACCGCAGTACCACCAATCATAAATTTATCTTTAACTATATCGACTAAAGCACCACCAGCAGTTAATAATTTATCTGCTGATTCATCCCACAACAAATAAGCACTAGCAGTTGCACCAAATAATTTTACATCATAACCAGTATCGTCTACACCTACAGTAACAGTTCCTTGATTAGACAACGCTCCTGCGTTAGTTAATCCTGCGGTTTTAGTTGTTCCTGCTAAATTTACATCTGTCAGTAAATCATAAACCACACCACCTCCCCCTAATCCATCAGTAGCTATAACTTTCACTTCTCCTGCTAAGATTGCTACATTTGCTCCACTACCACAAGTAAAAGTAAGTGTGTAACTTGTAGCATTTTCCATTATCCAAACTTTAGATGCAGTATTAGGTAAAAGTGTTACAGCACAAGCTTGTCCACCGCCTGTAAGTTTAAGGTACATTGATCTGTCTGCATCGGAAGCTCCGTCTGCAATAGTAATGTTATCGGTAGAAGCATTGGCTATAGCTCTAGTGCCATATCCAAAAGCTTGACCTATTAATTCAAGATTTGTATTAGTTGTTGTTCCCCAAGTTCCACTACCATCTCCAGTAGCCATTTCATTAAGTCTTAGGTTATTTACGTATGTACTTGTCATTTATTTATCCTCTGTAAAGTATTTACTATTTTTATTATACACAATTTATTAAGCAGCAACATCGTTCCAATCAGGAGTTTGCGTTTCTGTAATATTTTCAAAACGAGAAGTTTGATCTTCATTAATTAAACTCCAAATCATTAGTTTTCCAACTGATCCTGTTGCACTTTGCCCTACTGGATAAACGTTTGCTTCTGCATCTGAGGTTATTGCTCCTGCAGATCCAGTAGCAGCATTAAGTGTAACAGATAAATTGTTGTTTGATATTGTGGTTGCTGTTCCTATCGCACTTGTTGCAGCTAAACCTGTTACCGAAACATTTGCTTCACCATCAACATCTACTGAAACTGCACCTAATGTGGCTACTGCGCTAGGAGCATTAGCAACTGCTGCACCATTTACGCCAACGCCCCCTACAGCGGAAGTTCCTAATAAACTTGGGGCAACTGTATTTGCTTCTGCATCAACTGCGACTGTTCCTAAAGCGGATGTTGCTGCTCCAGGTGCAGTAAGTGTAACGGGTAATGGTTCACCCCAGGTTAATTGGCCCCAAGTGCCTCGACCCCAACCAGTTATATTAGCCATTTAAGGCTAGGCGATTCTAATAATCGCTGTACTCGCTGCTGCTGCGGGAAAAACAACTGTAAAGTCTCCTGCTGTGGATGTTTTATCCCCACCAAAATCTATCGTGGCTACAGATACATCAGAATTTGTATCGTTATAAATTAAACATCCTCTAGCTGTTATTGTAGCTGTTCCGAATGTCAAATCTGCAAAATCAGTAAATCCTGTTGTTCCCCCACTTGTTGGGTTTACATTAGTTAATGCTGCACCTGCAGCAGTGTAGTTTGTACCACTCGCTTCTTGATTTGTAGAGTATGCCGTTGTCGCTGCTCCCATAGTTGCTGAACTGGTATACAACGCTAGTTTAAAACTATTTCCTCCACTGGCTAAGAAATTATGTTTAGCTTCTAAAAGTTCTTTTTTAAAGCTGGTTGTAAGTGTTGATGTAATTGCCATTTTATTTAAGCTCCTTTAGTATTGTTGCTAAATCATTATGTCCTTGTTTCTCAAGGATATTTCTCATAGTGCATCTTTCACTATTGATACTCTCTTTAATATAATAAAGTATTGTAGAATAAATAGCTAGTCGGTAGGCTTCTGCTTGTTGCCTTACGTGTGGCTCTGCATTTTCTGATATGCCACATATTCTAGCTGTGCATTTTTCTGCCCAAAACTCTGGGGCATGTCCTCGGTATTGTTGTGTTGCAATTTCTACTAACCCTAACTCTGGAATCCCATCTGGGAGAAGTTGATCTACCATTTTTTAGGCTCTCCTATTTTTGGTTTTAAGTGGCTATCATTTCTATCAATTAATACAGATTTTTGTTCTTGTTTTTGTCCTTTTTCTACCTGGCTTTTATTAAACACGCGCAATTTATTATTTTCATCTGCTAAAATCATTTTTGGGTCTGCTAAACGATGATAGCCATATAATTTTTCTTCATTAGGAACAGCCGTATCTAATAAAGACGATGAATTAGCCACTTCAACAATTATATTTTTATTCATACATTTAGTTAACCAAAATTCTACGCACGCTCTACCAGCTTCAGCAAAATATAAATTGCCTTTATAATTAAAATCTATACCAAATAGTTTTAAAGTACCTATTTTATTCCAAAGTGCAAATGCAACAGCATAGGCTACTGTATTGTTTAAATAATATGAATTTAAGTCTAAAACTATTTCATCAATTGGATATTCCACTAAACCTTTACACCGTTTATCTAATTCACAAGTATAAATAGGACCTTTATGAGTTTTAAGTATATTTATCATTGGACTGGTTTGCCCGCCCGCGTCATCTGTATCTAAAAAACGACTAGCAGGATCCATCATAAATATACGATCATGAAATATAACATTTGCTACTGCGTTAATGGCCCACACTTCATCAAAATGTATGCCATGTGATTTTGCAAGATTGTAGTCAAACCAACTTCGGCCCATGCCAACTATTGCTACTGTCTTGCCCTCAAGCTTCTTGATAGGCTTCATACTTTCTCCTTTTATTTAACTTACATTAGAACGAAGAGAGTCATAGCGATATTCGTCGCGTCTTCCTCTTGCTTCAGCTCTATTTTTTAATCTAGCTATATCTTGTTGGAATCTAGTTTCGTAAGTGTTAAGTAAATCAGGTTCACCCTTCATAAAAGTATAAGCCTCAACTAAAGATCCATATAACAAAGCATCTCTAGCGTTTTGAGAAAGCCAAGTTCCAGTTGTAGTAGATACTAAACTGTTTGGCTTATAAAGATAATGCAGCTCTACTGAATAATCAGCGTCTGGTAATGGCGCGACAACGATAGTGGTTCCAGAACTTCCTGAAGTGCTGTATTCCTTATCAAAGTCTGCGTAGTATAAAGGCAGTCCTCTTAGACTGATATCAGTTATATCAGGAGTGTACTCCTGCATAAAACTGGGATGTTTTTTTTGCAAAAAATGATAATCACTAGAACTATCAATTACTGCTAATGAAAAACTTAAAACAAATTCTGTTGGACACGTTAAGAAACGATTTCCTGTAGATAAATTACCTATTTGATTTTTTCTAAAAAAATCTTCCTGTACTAAATTAAATATACGATCTTCAGCGTTTTTAACAAAATCAGGAATCGTTGTATTAAATGTCGATTCATTATTATCTGTAAAACTTTGAATTAATGTATATAACTCGGTATAGGTCATGTAGTAATTGTAACGCTTCCAAGAGAAGCTGTCATTTCTGTTATAGTAAAATTAGAACCTAAAATTGCTGGATTCATAGATAAAAAGTTAATACTGGTATTACTAAAAGTATTAGCATCACTAACCACAACAAAACCTTCACCCACTTCTTTATCATTATTAGGTCTTGGTTTGTATAAGGCTTCTGGATCAGATACTACAGGAGTAGGATCTAATTGTGGCGCTTTTGGTTCAAAACATTCAGGACAAGTTTTTAGTTTATTCCATTCTTCTTTCAGTTCATTTAATTTATATTCAAAACCACAACGATCACAAAGACCTAATGCAAATTTTCCTACAGAATAAGCCATTATTAATTATTTTGCATTGCAGGTTTTAAACGAAAAGATGCTCTATCTTCGTCTTGGTCAGCAGCTCTTTGAAATTCTTCTTCGTATAAACCTTTAAGCAATTGCGTTTTTTCTGGCGCTCTTTTAACTGAAAGATAATAAGCCAATCCTGCTGCAAAACATGGGTAAAAACGAAATGGCATATCCATTGTATTAATAGCTGTATCAGCATCATCCATTCTAATTATTTTATTAAATAATAAAATATCTGTAGAATTTTCTGGAGTAGGCCATACTTTTATAACAGGAGCGGTTAGTTTATCGAAAAAGAATTGGCTGGGCCTACCTTTCGTTGCTTTTACAGGAATATTAGTATATTCAGAACGACTGATTCTTCCAATATTGATGTCGGTTACAGTTGCATTAATAGTACGTCTTACTGCCATATCCAATATGTCAATTACATTAGCATTTAATGTATACGTAGCTGTTCCTTCTGTAACAGTTTGCGTATCTTGTTCTATAGTCCATTGATTTAATCCTCTGTTTGCCCATTCAGCCAACATAAGGTTAATTGATCGCTTTGCTGTTTTTAAATCGTAACCTGTACGTAATTCAAGACCACAACGTTCAAAAGCTTCTTCTATAAACTCCGTTACATTAGGTTCAAAATTTGTGCTGTTTGATAATGCCATTTTTAATCCTCAGAGTATAAATTATCAAATATTTTATTTACATCAAGAGTATAGTCTAAATCAGATTTAGAGTAGTGTATATGGGTAGATGGTTTAAAATCTGGTGCGCCTGTTCCTGTTTCAAACCAAGCTGGGTGTGTAACCCTAACTCTGTTGTTAGGCAAAGCCACTATATTACCCGTCCATTTCCCTGCATCTAACAATTCTAAAACATGACTTTGTTTATGTTGAGCAGGATCATCGGCTATTTCGTTTTCTGAGTAATCTACTGTAAACATGTATTTAGCTGGATAAAAATTACCATCTATTTTTGCCATCCAGGGACAAGGCGTTGCCCTGTCTATAACGTAAACTGCGTGATTATGAGAAGAACAATCCCAAGGTTGAGCATCATGGACTGCCATTGGTTCTGGCCACTTAGAAAAAGGTGTGTCTCCTACTAAAGCTGTTATTGGCATCCTTGCCCACATAGCACCACCATGGATAATATCCTTTTTTTCTCCTTCTGCTTCTATACCTGTAAAAATAACTTGAAAACTTAAACAACGACACGGCATTGTAGTTACAGATACTACCATAGCGTGTAAAAACTCACCGTGGTATTTTTCGTGATTGTGCGTGTATTCTTTTCTAACCCAGCATTTAAAATGTGGGATATTGCTTTGTAAATAAGCCACTTTATGACTTACTTACTTTGCCACCTTTTGCGTATCCCTTGGATTTCATAACTCCGCCTTTTTTCATACCTTTTGACTTTATCATTCCACCATTACGCATCCCTTTAGATTTCATAACTCCGCCTTTTTTCATACCTTTGGATTTTACTTTACCGCCACTGCTGTAGCCTTTAGTTTTTTTAAACATTATTACTCCTAATACTCTTTAGTTTTTTTACGTCGTTTGTTCATTACTTTACCACAACCTTTTGCTATAAATACTCTTACAGGACCGCCATCTTTTTTCTTTGGCCATCCTTCTTGCATGTCTTTATATGCTTTATCAGAAATAGTAGATTTACTTTTGGATCTACTTTTTCCTGCTTTTTTTCTTTCGTTTATATTTTTGACTAAACTCATTTAACAATCCCAGTCTTTTCTTGCCCAATAATTTGCGCTGCATCTGTCACTTTTTATTCCACCACTCCTAGCACAATAACTTTTTTTTCTAGACGCTGTACCTTTGTGCATACCCATTTTTTTATCCCCAAAAGTAATTCTTTTTATTGTACCACCATCACTGCTAGGACATCTAACGTATACTTCTTTACGCTTTTTACCATAGCCTCCATTTCCTTTAGGAATAGCTCTAGGTTTATTTAAAGTTACTGATTTGCCCTGCCACTCTGCCATTTTTTAGGCATGAAAAGCTGTTATTGTTCCAAATGTGCTTTGGGTATATTGAATATATATACCGTTATCAAATAATAAACCATTATCGGGTACGGTTATATCTCTTGTTACGGTAGCACTAGCAACACTTCCTAATTTAAACAAATTTGTTCCTGTTGGAGAAGTCTTTAAAAAATTTAAAGTCCCTGCCGTTCCAGAACAAACCATATTTATTCCTTGCAATCTAGCTCTGCCCGCAAAAATAACATCTGCAACAGAATTATTAATTCCTGCCGAAACATTACCTGCTGGATTACCTACTGCTGAAATACCAGATAGTGTTTTAAAATATTTAGTTCCCGTTGCTGTTCCTGCATTAGCACCAGTAATTGATTCTGTTTGAGCATCACCATTAACATCAGTTCCAGTTGCAGTAAACGATTTAGCTGAATCATCACCAGCAGAAAGAATAGTCACTATTCTACCCGCATCAAAAGTAGCAGAACCGCCAGAGGTTAAAGCTCCTCCTATAACAAGTGCTGCATTTAAACCTACGGCTGCTGCTACCGATATCCCATCTGCATCTAAAGCCTGCGTATCGGCGGTAATAAATACCGCCGTTACGTCTGATCCTGTCATTCGACCAGCCATAATTTACTCCTACTTATATATTAAGTTTAATTAATGAGTAATCAGTAGTTACATCAACCAACATAACAGTTCCTACAATATCAAGTATGTCGCTTGTTGCTGGAGCTACGCCACCTGCAACTGTTGCTGATCTAACTGCGTTATGTCCAAGAACTAATGTTCCTACAGTTAATACTGCTGCTGGTCCATAAGTTTGGAACCAACCATAAGCACTTAATGCCATATCTACAACTGGAACACCCATTACCGCACCTGTTTCTGCTGCTGGTGCAACTAAAAGTCCATCCCATACATCTTTTATTAAAGAAACTTTAGATGAAGTTGTTATTGCTGTAGCTAACGCATCGTGACACGTTATTACAACTGAAGGATCAGCTGAATGATCGTGTGCTGGGTTAGAAGCAATTTTTAAACATTGTCCTTCGCCTGTTACATCATTAACATAAAGATA